CTTTGGTGTAATCGTTGCAGGACATAGTTCAGCAGTAGCCACTGCAGAGCAAATCAACAAAACAGAGACATATCGTGACCCTGACAGCTTTGCTGACATTGTCAGAGGTATGCATCTCTATGGACGTAAAATATTACGACCTGAAGCACTTACACGTGCTATATATGTATCTAAATTCTAAGGGAGGTAAATCATGGCTAACATAACTGCACAGTTACATCCTGCTTCTGGAAATTCACAGAGGGGACGTAATCCATACTATGTGGATGTTACTATTGACTTGACAAAAAACAGCATTGCTCCGGGTGATACTATCCAAGCAATTACTGTTCCTGCTAGTACGTTGATATTGGCAGCAGGTTTTCAAGTTACAGAATCTGCAACCATGAATGCATCTACAGATGCTACTGCTGCTCTTGGTTTTACTGGTGGTGATGTCGATGAGTTTGCCGCAGCACTTGATATTGATGGTGCGTCTGATGGTGACTATGCTCCACAAGTTGCAATTGATGGACTTGCTCTATCTACAACTGGTGATACAATTGACTTTGTATTAGCAGGTAGTGGTGCTTCATTTACAGCAGGTAAGCTACGTGCTTTTGCTGTAATGATGGACATCAGCGATCAAGGCGATATGACTGCTGACGAAGTAGGCAGGGATCAACTCGCTTAAAACTACAACTTAGGGGGCAGGTGAAAGCTTGCCCTCTATTTTAACATAAGGAAAGAATAATGGCAGATACAGTCACATCGCAGACAATACTCAATACACCTTACAGATTAGTTATGAAGTTCACAAACGTAAGTGACGGTTCAGGAGAGAGTGCCGTTCAGAAAGTAGATGTAAGTGCATTTACTGCAGGTGAAAAAGGAGCTACATGCACAGGTGTAACAATAGACAGAATACATTTTGTAAATGACGGAATGAAAGTGCAAATACTTTGGGATGCAACTACAGATGTAGAAGCATACAAACTATTAGATACTGAGGGATACTATGATTTCTCACATTTTGGTGGATTGCAAAACAACGCAGGTTCAGGTAAAACAGGTGACATTATGTTTACAACTGTTGGGGCTGCAAACACGGAAACATACAACATCATATTAGATATGACAAAACAATCCTAAAAAGGATATATTGAATGGCATATAATTTTCTTGGCTTAGTAAATGCAATGAACAGAAGGTTGAATGAAGTAGAACTTACTTCATCTAATTTTGCTACAGCTACAGGTTTTTATTCACAAGCTAAAGATGCAGTCAATGCTGCTATTAGATACATAAACCAGTCAGAATACTTTTGGTCTTTTAATCATACCACAAAAGAGCAAACACTAGTTGCTAACACAAGCCGTTATGCTTTTCCCACAGATGCCAAAGTAATTAACTTTAACACATTTCGTATTAAAGAGAATACTACACTAGGCAATTCCACCACACGTCTTACAGAAATTGTATATGAAGATTATTTAGATAGATTTGTACAACAAGAGTATAATACATCTACTGGTCAAGGTGTACCTAAACATGTAGCACAAGCACCTGACTTAAAATATATTATGACACCAGAGCCAGACAAAGCATATGAACTGGTATATGAATATTATACTTTCCCAACAGATTTGTCTGCAGCTACAGATGCTCCAACAATTCCAGAAAGATTTTTGCATGTTATTGTAGATGGCGCAATGCACTATGGTTATCTATTTAGAGGTAACACACAAGATGCGATGGTGATGAAACAAAAATTTGACGAAGGTATTAAATATATGCGTTCACAGCTTATAAATAGAACCCCATATGTAAGGTCATATATGCTTACTGGTAATACAGGTGGAGTAAGTACTGGTTTCAGTTTTAATATTTAAAGGCTAACACAATGGATGCATGGCAAACCTATCCAGTTGAGTTTCGTGGAGGTCTTATAACAAACCTCTCGCCTTTGCAACAAGGTACAAATTCACCGGGAAGTGCAAGAATACTACGTAACTTTGAACCCTCTGTTGAGGGTGGTTACAGACGGATTGAGGGATTTGATAAGTACGATAGTAATATTATTCCTCCATATGGCGCACCAGTAGTACATGGGGCTAGTCAATCTGGAACAACGTTAATAATAGGTGCAATACACACTACACCAGTTGCAGGTGACACTTTAGAAATAGCAGGAGTTAGTGGCACTTATACAATTGCATCTGGTGGTGTTAGTTTTGATGCTACAAATAATAGAGCTACATTAACTCTTTCAACCTCATTAGCAAGCAGTCCTGCAAATGCAGCAGTTGTAACTTTTAAAACGACAACATCTAATTACTTGACTATAGGTGTTGCATCATGGGAAGACAGCGCAATTGTTTGTAAAAATGCTGACATATTTAAAAGTGGTGGTAGTGGCTTTACAAAGATTAACGTACCTGACTACGGCACTCCACTTGTAAATGCAGGTAGTCAAACTGGTAGCAGTCTAGCGATTGATGGTTTAACTTCTGCTCCACAAGCAGGTGACGTATTTAAAGTTGCAGGTATAGACAAAGTATATACAGTTCTAGCAAATGCTACAGTTTCATCAGGTGGTGCTACTCTGTCAATTAATCCTGCACTTGCAAGTAGTCCTGATGATGATGCAGTAATTACTTTCTTATCAACAAGCAGAGAAGGTGCTAACAAAACTAGATTTGCTAAGTATAACTTTAACGGTACAGAAAAGATTGCACTTGTTGATGGGTTGAATGAACCTGCACTTTATGACAACGCTACATTTACAGTTTTATTGGACGCACCTACAGATGTAATCGGTGCAACCTTTGTAGCAGAAGTTAAGAATCATTTATTCTTTGCTAAAGGTACAACAGTAACATTTACTGCACCATATACAGATACAGACTTTTCAGCAGCAAACGGTGGAGGAAATATAAATGTTGGTGGCACAGTTACTGCACTGGCTGTATTTAGACAACAACTAATTATCTTTACAGAAACTAGTATTCACCAATTAACAGGTAACACTATTGCAGATTTTAATCTACAGCCAATTACAACAGACATTGGGTGTATTGATTCAGACACTGTACAAGAAATAGGTGGTGATGTAATGTTTCTTGGTCCTGACGGATTAAGACTCGTTAGTGGAACAGACAGAATAGGAGATTTTGGATTAGCTGTCGTATCTAAAACAATCCAGAATACGATGACAAGCTTTATTTCTGCCAACACATCATTTACAAGTTGTGTAATTCGTGAAAAGTCACAGTATAGAATACTTGGTTTTAACAACAATATTACGCAAGAAAATGCTCAAGGTATACTGGCAACACAGTTTGCCCCTCAGGGTGGTGATAATATGGCTTGGGCAGAAACACGAGGAATAAGGGCTAACGTAGCAGACAGTAATTATAATCAGAATACAGAGGTAGTGCTATTCTCAAACAATGATGGCTACTTATATCAGATGGAAAGTGGTAACTCATTTGATGGCGCAAATATTAAAACTACATTTGCTACACCACACATGCCTATAAGTGACCCACGTAAAAGAAAGACATTTTATAAACTGTTTTTATACACTGACCCTCAAGGTAGTGTTGCATTTAATGTAAGTTTAAAGTTAGACTTTGATAGTTTAGGTACTATTCAACCTGCACCACTTAGTATCTTAAATACGCAAGGAGTTGTTGGTTTTTTTGGAACAGGCACATTTGGTAGTACAAAATTTGGTACAAAGTTGCTTAAACTATTTGAAGCACAAGTTGTAGGTTCAGGATTTACAGTATCATTTCAGTTTGATTCAGATGACACAAACCCACCCTACTCAATAGATGCACTAACAGTTGAATATGGATTAAACGATAGAAGGTAAAAATTATGGGAACAGGCTACAGTAGAACCGATACCAGTAACAATATTGCTGATGGTAACATTATAAACGCTTCTGACTTTGATGGCGAATATGATGCCATTGAAGCTGCCTTTAACAGTAGTTCAGGACACACACATGATGGTACTTCAAGTGAAGGTGGTCCTGTTACAGTGCTTGGACCTGCTCAAGACTTTGTAGCAAGCACTACAGAGATTAAACCTAAAACAAACAACACACTTGATATTGGTACATCAGGACTAAAGTTCAAGGATTTGTTCCTAGCAGGTACAGCTAATCTTGTAAACGTAACTACTACTGGTGATGTTACTTTAACAGGTGCAGCAAACAATATTGTGTTTGATGCCAGTGATAATGCACTAGAGTTTGCAGATAGTGCTAAAGCTACTTTTGGTGATGCTGCAGATTTACAAATTTTTCATGATGCATCAAATAGTATTATCAGAGATTCAGGCACAGGTAAACTTGCATTAGACGGTAGTACAGTTGAGATCAGAAAGAACGATGGCACAGATGTTATGGCACAATTTGTAGAGGATGGTGCTGTAAGTTTATATCATGACAATTCTGTTAAACTAGCAACAACAGCAACAGGTGTTACTGTTACTGGTAGTATTGCTATGGACGGTTTGAGTTTAGGAGACAATGAAAAAGTTCAACTCGGCACAGGAACAGACCTTGAACTATACCATGATGGCACAGACAGTATTATAGAAAACAATACAGGTGAGTTATTTATTCAAGGTAATAACATAACTCTCCGTAGTGATACAAGCACTGAAACTTTTATTGCTATGGATAAAGATGGTGCAGTAGAACTTTATTACGATAATAGTAAAAAACTTGATACTGATTCTGCAGGTATTAATGTAACAGGTCAGGTTGACATCAGCACAGATTTAAATGTAGGTGATGATGTGAGTCTGACATCAGATGCTGCAGTAATTAATCTTGGAGCAAATAGTGAAGTAAATATAACACATGTACACGATACAGGTGTTACTCTTAACGTAGAAAATAGCACTACAAATGCTGTCACTGATCTACTTAAACTACAAGTGCAAAGCAGTGGCACACCTGCCGTGGGTATTGGTACTGGTATTGAGTTTTCTACTGAGACTGCAGCAGGTACACTTGAGACAGGTGGTACTATTGAGTCTGTAACAACTGGTCTTACACCTACCTCTGAAGAGTTTGACATGGTATTTAAAACTATGTCAAGTGGTGCTACTGCAGCAGAAAGACTAAAGTTAAATGGTAGTGGTGCTACTATTGGTAATATCAATCTCAATGGTAATGCTATTATTAGCACTAACACTAATGGTAATCTTGCTCTTACTCCAAACGGTACTGGTGATGTTCAGCTTGATGCTGATACAGTACGTGTTGGGGACAACAATGCTGATGTAACAATCACCACAAATGGCACAGGTGACTTAACATTAAATACAAACGCAGGTTCAAGTTCTGGTGTAATTACGATTGCTGATGGTGCTGATGGCAATATTGCAATCACACCTAATGGTGCAGGTGAAGTTGACATTACTAAAGTAGACATTGATGGTGGGGCTATTGATGGCACAATAATTGGTGCTAACAGTGCTGCGGCAAGTACATTTAGTAGTGTAACACTTGCTAGTGGCGCAACTGTAACAGCTATTCTGGATGAAGACACTATGTCATCTGACAGCGATACTTCTCTTGCTACACAGCAGTCGATTAAAGCATATGTAACTGCTACTGTGGGTGCGGCTAGTAATCTGACAGCTACAGGTATTACATTCGAGGGTGCTACAGCTAACGATTTTGAAACAACATTCGCTATTACAGACCCAACAGCAGATAGAACTTTTACATTCGGAGATGAATCAGGTACTGTCGCAACAACAGTATCAGCATCAAACGAAGCTACAGCATTAGCCATTGCATTAGGATAAGGAGAAAAATATGGCAAACACATTTAAAGTAGTAACTTTTGCAGCAGAACCACCTGATGCAGGAGGAGGAACACCTGATGACTATATAGTTTATACAGCACCAAGTACTCCATCTACAACAACTATTGTATTAGGATTAATATTAAGTAACATAAATACATCACAGGTTACAGCAACAGTAAAATTAGTCAGTGACACAGCTGCAAGGGGTGGAGCGTTAAGTTCAGGTGCAAACACTGTAGCTAACGGCACAGCTATTTTACTAAAAGATGCACCTATACCTGTAGGTTCATCACTAGAATTATTAGCAGGTAACAAGGTAGTCCTAGAATCTACAGACCAACTTGTTATTACTTGTTCGGTAATAGATAAACTCTCAGGCTCACTGAGCATTATGGAGATAACCTAATATGCCTTATATTGGTAACGTAACAGCAACTACATTTAACACAATACCATCTGTGCAAAGGTTTAACGGAGATGGCTCTGACACGACATTTACGCTGTCACAGACTGTCTCTAGCGTTCAGGATATACTTGTATCAGT